CCCTCTCTCGTTCAATGTCGCTCAAAGGGGTTTCCAACCATCAACAGGAGCGTTTAAATGCACTTTTTTACTTTTTTAATCTAAAAAAGACCTTTTCAATAAATTCAATTAAAAAAAACAAGCCAAAAAAATGAGAGGAGGAGACAGACATTCAAAAAGTACCGAAGAACACAAAGCCAATGGAACTTACAGGAAGGATCGGCACGAAAAACGCATAATCACAGCAATTGTTGATAAGATCGATCCACCGGATTACTTTGCAGGTGAACACCTTGCTAAGTGGAATGAAGTTGTGGAAAACCTAAGATCGTTCGGTATTCTGGCGACTCAGGATCGAGACTCCATCGAAACATACGTTTCATCAATCATCATGCAAAAACAGGCATGGAAACAAGTGATGGAGTCAGGCTTTGAAATTGACGGATACCCAAATCCTGCTATAAAAATCTACCAAAATCTTGAAGGCATCATCAAGCCATTGCGCGAGCAGTTCGGGTTCACACCAAGGGCAAGACAAGGAATGCAAACAAAACAAAAGGAAGCAGAGAAAACAGATCCAATCCTGGCATTTCTCAATCCTGTAAAAAAATTATATGATAAAGCGGTATGATGCGTATATCAAATCAGTAACGGCCAAAAATTCAAATGTTGGATTGTATATAAAGCAGGCCGTTGCAAGGCAACTGGCTGACCTTGAACGCGAAAAAACAAAAGACTTTCCTTACTACTTCGACAAACAGGAGGCCGCCAGATGGTTAGGCTTTATTTCAATCCTTCGCCACACTTCCGGAGAATGGAAGGGCCAGTTTTTCCAGATTCAAGACTTTCAGGCTTTCCGTTGGGCGGTATTGTTCGGCTGGCAACGGAAGGACGGAAATGGCAGACGCTTTCGGAGAGCTTACATCGAAGTAGCAAGGAAGCAAGGTAAAACAGAAGAAGCGGCAGCCATTGCACTTGGCGGGCTTCTAATTGATGGGGAAGAAACGGCACAAATATTTTCGGCAGCAACAACAAGGCAGCAGGCAAAGATCGTATATGGAGCCGCCAAAATCATGGCAAGGGAATTGAAGAAAGATAGCCCTGCAATTGAAGGCATGGTAAGACTGTTGGCTCACCGGATACTAAACACCGCGACCGATTCATTCTTTGAGGCTCTATCTTCTGACGCTTGGACGCTGGATGGCTTAAGCCCACATATTGCTATCATTGACGAGTTTCATGCACACCCTAACAATGAGGTTTTAAAGGTCATCGAAACAGGGATGGGAGCAAGGCGCAGGCCGTTAACCTATATTATCACAACGGCAGGCTTTGACATTGAAAGCCCATGTTTCAACCTTCGCCGATCAGCCATTGACATACTAAGTGGATCCAAGCAAGACGAGACCTTCTTCACGGCCATATACACACTTGATGAAGGTGACGACTGGAACGATGAAAAAACATGGATAAAGGCTAATCCGCAAATTGGGATTACACCAACATGGGATTTTATGCGGAGCGAATACGTGAAGGCAGTTAATGAAGGCGGCCAGTCAGAAGTAGAGTTCAAAACAAAAAACCTGAATATTTGGACCACATCGGCGAAAACATGGATACCTGATGAAGCATGGATGGCTTGCCCTAACGAAATAGACGTTGATCAATTGTATGGCAGGAAGTGTTACGGAGGGCTTGACTTTGCTGCTGTTTCTGACTTCACAGCTGCCAGTCTTGTTTTCCCACCTGATGACATGGAAAATGGGGAATTTATTGTTTTGCCTTTTTTTTGGATTCCTGAAGAAACATTAAAGATCAGGTCACGCGATTACCCTGATATGAAACGATGGGTAAAGGATGGATTCATAAACGTGACACCTGGCAACGTGACGGATTACGACTACCTAATAGCCGAAATGCACAAGATTCGCGAGACTTACACCATGCTTTCAATGGGGTATGATCCACACAATGCATGGCAGACAGTAGCTAAGCTGCAAGATGACGGATTCCCGATGGCGGTATATCGGCAAGGATACGCCACTATGTCGCCGCCGACAAAGGAATTTGAACGCTTTGTAAAGCAGAAACGCATCAATCACGGAAACAATCCAGTATTGCGCTGGATGATGACGAATGTCAATCCAAAGTATGACAGGGCTGAGAATATTACACTTCACAAGATGACAAAGCACCAGAAAATAGACGGTGTAATTGCAACCGTGATTGCGTTCGGAGAAATGCTATCAAACCCGACAGCAGACAGCTATTCGTCAGCGGATGCGTTTATGATTTAAAAAAAATAAACTTCAAAAAACTTTTTTTATTGGTTTGTTTTGTTAGCCGTATCTTTGCCAAAGCAGCAAGGGTATGGCCAACTTCATTACCAGAATTTCAGATTCATTATTCAAGCGTTCGAGTCCTTCGAGCCTTACCAATCCGTCTGAATGGCTTTACACGCTGCTTGGTGGATCGAAAACCCATGCTGGCGTAACGATCAACCAAGAAACAGCACTTGCACACGCTGCTGTTTACGCGTGTTCAAAAGTACTTTCTGAATCAGTGGCATCTTTGCCGCTTGAATTGTTCCAGTTTCTTGATGACGAAACCATCAAGCTAACAAACGATTCAAGGTACATTCTCCTCAATTCAGAGCCTTCCGAACTGTATTCCAGCTACGATTTTCGCGCCACTGCTATGCTGCACCTTTGCTTGCATGGAAATTTTTACGCCTACATTATCCGTGACGGCAATCGGCGACCAATTGAATTAAAGATCATTGATCCTTCACACGTTACGCCAGGACTTGATCCTGAAGGCAAGTTGTGGTACAAGATTGTCAACATGGCCATACCATCAAGGCCCGAAAATATCCTGCACGTCAAAGGGCTTTCAACTGATGGAATCGTTGGCCGTTCACCGATTCAGATTTTCCGCGAAAATATCGGTCTTGGCATTGCCACCATCGAAACACAGGGCAGTTTGTGGAAAAACGGGATGCTGTCAATGGGATATTTGAAACACCCGTTGAAAATGTCAAGCGATCAGGTTATTGACATTCGCGAAAACTTTCGTCTGAATTATTCAGGAAAAGAGAATGCCGGAAAGATGCCTGTATTGCAGGGCGGCATGGAGTACATACCTCTGACGCTGAAACCGTCAGACGCAATGTTCATCGAGACAGCCAAACTATCACGGCAGGACATTTGCAGCATCTACCGAGTGCCGCCGCACATGATCGGCGACTTAGAGCGATCCACAAACAACAACATTGAACACCAAAGCCTTGAATTTGTACGGGACACCCTGCGTCCGATCCTGAAAAACTGGGAGCAAGAACTAAACAGAAAAATGCTTTTTCAAGGCGAAAAGACAAACAAGTTTTTCAGATTCAATGTTGATGCCTTGCTACGCGGAGACACACAAAGCCGAGGTGAATACTTTACACGCGCTTTGGGTGGCGTTTCTAACCCTGCATGGATGACGCAGAATGAAATTAGGGCCATTGACAACCTTAATCCAATTGAAGGAGGCGATATTCTGTACAGCCCTTCGATGAATGGTATGGGAGTTCAGCCATTGCCAGCAGAAACAACGCCGACAACCGACACGAACAACGGAACCGATACACCGGACAACAACAACGATAATAACACTGATAATAACACCGACAACAATGGCAACGACAACACCAACAATAGTTAAAGAGCAAAGGGATTGCGTTGGAGGCATTGAGGTTCGCCAGTCTGGTGAAACCAATACCCTGCACGGTTACGCGCTAAAATTCGATGTCCAGTATGACATGGGCTGGTTCACCGAATCAATCAGCCGTTCGGCGTTGAAGTCAGCAGACATGACAGATGTGCGGATCCTATTCAACCATGATCCAAGCCTGATACTTGGCCGAACAACATCAGGGACAGCAACTGTTGGCGTTGACGAAGTTGGCTTGTGGTATTCTGTTGACCTTCCAAAAAGCCCAAACGGAGAAAACGTAAGGGTAGCACTTGAACGCGGAGACATTACACAATCCTCTTGGGGCTTCTACCTTGATCAATCCAGCGGAACAGCGCCAGATCAATGGGAAGTGCGTGACGGTAAGCAGCACCGGACAATCACATCAGTAGGCAGGATTGTTGATGCCTCACCAGTCACATATCCGGCAAACCCTGACACATCAGCAGCAAAAAGAAGCTACGAAGAACAGGTTAAGCCAACAGGCCCAACACCCGAAGAAATACAAAATATTTGCATTAAACGCCTTCGTATCATCGAATTGATGGAGGCTTCGAACCAATAAACAGTAAATACAAATGGTAACTGGTATTCAGAAAGTGTATGACGAACGTGCGAAAGTCGTCACACAAATGAAAGCCTTGGTTGAAGCCTCAGCCAAGGAAGTTCGCGCAATGACATCAGACGAAAATTCGCAGTATGCGAAACTTGACGCTGATTACGAAGGTTTCACCGCAACAATTCGCGCCTATGAAACGGCAGAAAAACGTGCAAACGAAGGTGCTGCAAAGCATTTTAGTTCACCAGAATACACCGTGAACACAACCGCCGCCAAGGATGACCGAGGCAAAGACAAGGACTATGAATCCACCTTTGAGCAGTATTTTCG